GGTTTATTTTCTTTAATTTATGAAAAATATATATTATTTTTTAATAGACCAATAAAAATATATTCAATTGTAAACGACTTTACTTTAAACTCAGAACACTTTTTAAAAATACCAGCATTTAAAGATAACTATAAATATCTAGTAAATTTATATTCATCATTAATTTTACAACAATGAATTATATTAAAAGAATAATTAATCCTACAGAATTTAATTCTGTGATAGATGACTTGAATGACTTATTTGATGAAGAAAATTCTAAAAATGGACATGTATTTTTACAACATAATAAAGATTCAATTAAAAACTTTTTCTCAAATCAAATTATTTTAAATTGGGATTTTTTCGTATGGGCAAGTTTTAACGGGCAGAAATATGATGGAATAATTGCTTTTGTAAATGAAAAAAGCGTGAAATTTAATTGTAAATTATTTTGTGAATATTTGTGGCTTTCTAAAAATCCAAAAACTGGATATCGTTTATTTAGCGAAGCTGTTAAATTTGCACGTGAAAAAGAGTATAAATATATACTAATGTCAACCGTTGTACAACATCCAAAACATGAAAAGATTAAAAATTTTTATAGAAAAATGGGTTTTCTAAAAGATAGTGAAACATATATAGCAAAATTATGAATAATAAGATATCAAAAAAAATAAGAAAGATTATACCTCCAACTAATGAAATTAATAGGAGAAATTATAAAAGAGCAAAAGAAAAATATAAATCACTCTCAAGTGAAGCTAGACCAATTTTTATAGAAGAACTTAGTAGATTATTTAATTCACATTGCGATTCTATAAATTCTGAAAAAGCCAGTAGGCTCAACATTGATGACATTTAAATAAATAAATGAATCTGTATTTTCTATTGTGTATTTAATACCTATATCATTATTAATTGCATATTCACTAATAAATACCCCAGAATTGCCTTGATTAGTAGAATTACTAATGGTGACTTTTAAATCTGAGGATGTAACTGAGCCATAAGCATCTGTTATTTGAGTTGTATAAGAGACTGTTTTATAATTATATTTTTCAAAAATATCAATTGTATATTTATCCTTTGTTGGTATTTCTCCACTTATAGAATCTGTTTTAGTAATTTCAAAATTTGCATCATTAACATTAATGATATTTAAAATTTCTTGAGATTCAATAGCTGGAGTCTCTTTTATAAATAAATTCTCTACGTAGAATGCTTCTCCAGATCCAAGACTAGAATATGGAACTATTGCAAAATTATAATATGTATCATATTCGAAGTTATTCTTTTTATTAAATTTTATATTATTTAGATCTCCGAACTCAATTAAATTATTTGTTTGAGATAAGTTTTCAAAAATTAATTCTGGTAATTTTGATGTATCAGATTTTATAGTATAAAATTCAACTTTATCTAATTTTAAATATTTTGGATTATTTTCCAACGATATATTAAAATCAATATATTCTTCGACTTTACTTATTAATTCTCCAGTGCCAGAAGGATCACTTGGATAGTTTCTATAACCAGAACCATCTATAATTTTTACTCCAGAAATTTTTGGCACATTTCCATATACATAATATTCAGAAATAAATAAATCTGAATTAAAGTTATTACTTACTTTAGCTCTAATACCAAAATCTTTTTTATAATCTCCAAAGATGGACATGTTTTCATTTTCACTAAGTAAAAAAGAAGTATTTGCAGATATCATATATTCTGGCAGTATGGTGCTACCATCTATATCTAACACATCAAATGTTACATCTTTTATAAATACATTACTTCTTAATGATTGAGTGCTTTCTATTAGATTACTTTTATTATCTAATATAGAAAAATAAAAAGATACATCTTTATTTAAATGAACACCGCTTCCAATTGCTATTACATTTGGATCACCAGTATTAGAGTTATAATTTGCTTCGAATTCAAACATATATAATTGTGTTAATATTAAATTACCTTGACTGTTGTTATTACTGGAGCGCCCAGATCATTTGGGTTAGAATTTTCTAGTCCAATAAATTTTTTGGCTGTAGAAAAATATGAATTATATTTTAACGGATCTTTTGATATGACTTGTACTTTAAATGTCCATAATCCTTGATCATTTAAACCTGAATAGTATATTCTATATGGTCCTATTCCTTGATTTTGACTATCAACTATTTGTTCATTAAAAAATCCTATATTTGGGTTTTCTAATAAAGCGGAATAAGTTAAATTTCCTTCTTTTGCTGGTGGATACCATTCACCCATTAATGTAAAATCTGTTTGATTTCTACTTCCAAAGTCTAGTGATATGCCTTCTGGTTGAGAATAACCATTAACAACCTTAAATAAACTTGAATTATATTGTTGTTGCGCACCTTCTATATAAACATCATTTTCTATTGTTTGCCATTTACCACTATCATATTTTGTAGCTATAACATTATATTCGTTTGGATTATTTTCTCTTATAGATAATACTTTATAAATTTGATCAGTTGTATTTTTTACTTGAAATCTATAGGTTGAACCAGGTTCAACTATACTTAATAAATTTAAATTAAAGTTATTTTGATCTAAAAAGACTATAGATCCATTATTAATTTCTGTATCAGATGATAAAGCTGAAACACCACTTACAGAATATGTTGTTATTTGTCTATTATTTTGAGTTCTAATTTCATCATCATGAATACCACCAAAAGTAGGATTCCCATTTAATACACCAGTCCAATAATTTTCTTTATAAATTAATGTTGGACTTTTTATAAAATTACCTCTTTTATCTACTGCTGTGTCTAAATATGAATAAAGATTACTAATATTTTGCACACCTTCATTCATTACTTGTGAAATATATATTTTATTTGTAGCTGTAGGAAATGGTCCATTAATTGAATGAATCCACCCGCTATAACCTAAATCATAATACCAACATCTTGATTTATCATTTCGATCAACATAAACAGCATGTTGAAAACCAGTAACTTTATAAATGTCTTCTGGATAATATTGTGTTGAATAATGAGAAAATTTAAAAACTCTATTATTTGTAGAAGCAAATACCGCATCAGTATTAATTTTAAATTGATCAATTCTTTGTCTTTCTGCATCACTTAATCTTCCTAATTCTGCAGCTGTTTGGTATCCAGTTGGAGTATAAATAGTAATTTTATTTTGAAGAGATGTTAAATCAACTGGATTATCTAAGGTCAGAGTTCGATTAGTTGCGTCAACATCAAGAATTCTTCCAAAATTAGATATTCTACTTTTCATTTCATCTTCTACAATAATCAAATCTCCAGGTCTACATAGTAATGCTTCTGGTCCAGTTGTAAATTCAACACCTTGATTTTCTTTAGTAGTTTGCCATATGACATGTTGACCTATTCTTCTAGCCATTGATTTAGATGTGACTCCAAATGTATTAACAACTGTTTTTGCATAACCTCTATATCTTATATCATCTTCATCTTTTACTACTTCTATTTTTGTTTTATAGTTATCTAACTTATCTATATAAGCAACTTCAACAACATTAAAAGATTCATCTTTTTTATTATTAGTATAATTAAAAAATCCATTAGCTACATTGGAATTAGTAAATAAAGCTATAGGTTCTCTCGGTCTATCATCACTAAAATGTAATTCTGAATTTGAAAAGAAAATATTACCTCTAAATAAATTAACAATTGTATTTACAGCATCAAATATTTTCGTTGTCTCATTAAACATAATATTGCAAGAGAATCTTGGTTCAAGACCCCCATACAAGTCTTTTACGCCAATAAATAAACCATCATCATCAACAGCGTCACAATATCTACCTATTTTATATATTTCCCAAATATTAATTGAAGAATCTTCTAAATATTCACCCAATCCATATCTAACATTTGTTAATATATCATACAGAATCCAAGCAGGATTATCAGTCCATCCTAATTTTAAATCACCATTCCAATCTCCTTTATAAATAATTTTATCTTGAATTGAAGAGTTATTATATTTTTCTATTGATGGCCAATATCTTTTATCTTTATTTGGAAAATTTTCTTGAAGTGGAAAATAATTCGATGGAATCATAATCTTTTTCAATCTACAATCAAAACTTCTATTAGGAATTGAAGTGAAATTTCTAGCATCTATTTTAGATCCAACAATTGCAGAAAATGGATATGAAAAATTAAATGGAATAATTTCCGTTATTTTATTTACAGCAATTTCTCTTTTTATTGCTACTGAATTTGTTTCTGCAGATACTTTATATATTTTTACATATCTTTTTGCACCCTCTGATATTTCAGCAGCAGTTACTGGTGGAAGTTTAATTTTTTTAGATGGATTATTATTAGTAGAACTATTTGGATCTGCTACAAATGGACCTTTAGGATTAATGTGTCCAGGCAAGTACGCTCCATCTTCTTCATAAAATTTATTTTCAATATTACCTAAATCAATCAAAACTGGAGATTCAACTAATCCTACAATTTTATAACTTCTTTCTTCAACAGTTTTAAAATTTTGATTTATTACATAACCAGTATCAACTCTTATTTGAACTAAAGTTGGTATTTTTGTACCAGGTTGATCTTTCAATTTATCATCTGATTCTTCAGCTAAAATAGCCTGAGTTGTTAAAAGATCTGTTAATTGTCTTATTTCTAATGATACAATTATTTCTTCAACATCAGGGTTTTCAATATAATATGTATAAGGAACTGGATCTTCATTATAAGCATCTAATATACTATGATATTTTATATTAGATACTACTGTACCATTTCCTTTTTTATAAGATCGTATATCTTGTCCACCTTCTACATTCAATCTTAAAAGGAGATTTGGAGTACCGCCAATTTCAGTTGTAGTTATCCCATTGCTTGGATAATGTGCTGACGGCGCTATATCTAGCATTTTAGTTTGGTCTGGATTAAATTTTCTAACTGTGCCGTCTTTTCTAAATGGTCCAGTTAGTTTATAACTAACCTCAGTATCTATATGGGTATTATTAAAAAATGCAAGTGGTTTTTGATTTTCTTCACCATTTCTAAATTCATTTAATATATTATTAAAATTATACTTATTTAATACAAAACGAACAAATGTTCTGGAAAATTTTAATTTAAATGGTTGTGTTAATTGTTTAGTAATCGTTGAGTCTAAACGTGTTTTATATATTTTTATCTGATGTTCTGCATCATATTTTGATTTACGTGCATTTTGTAAAAATATTTCTGATGTAGTATCTGATATTCCAACAGAACCAATAGAATTTGTCATATTTAATGTTGTATCCAACTTGTCATATGATAAATTATTTGATTGCCATATCGTTGCGCCATCAACTTGAGTAGCATCTTTAAAAGAAATTACAATAAATCCATATACATCACCTGTAAAAAGTTGTTTATTTACATCACTTTCATCCAATTTTGTTTTAGGGATAATGCATGTGTAAATTGCAGAACCTTCGTATTCTTGAAGTGTATCAATATAAAAACTAGCCTCAAGATCATCCATACTGACCTCTTTATCCGCACTAGTTGCATTAGGCTTTAATATATTATTGATTTGACTTCTATCTCCAATTGAATATATTAATAATGGATTTTGTCGTTTTACAAAATCTGAAAATGTTTTATTTATATTGGAAGAATTTACAACCCCATCTATAATTGTATTAGCTTTAATTTTTTTAATTTTATTTAAAATTTGATAAACATATTGTTTTTCAAATTCTAATTTATTAGTATTTAATGTAGTTAATAAACTATTAAGATAAGTTTCCCATGCATTTAAGTTCCAAGGTTCTCCTGATCCATATGCAGTTTCATTTCTAAAATGAATTTGAAATTTTTCATTTCCATAGTTCCAAGATGGAAATCCACCATCTATATATTCATTTCTTTTTAATTTATTTTGAATTACTAATGTATTTAATGTATTATACTGAATATCAAGTCTTTGTGAATTATCAACTGGTTTCCAATCAAATTTTACACCATTTAATACAGATTGTTGTTGATCAATTTGTTGTTTAATTGTTGCAACTTGATTAAAATTACCCAATTTCTCCAATTGTTTTTCTAATGATTGTATTTGAGCATTTAAATCTTTAATCTTTTTAGCAACAGCATCTATTTCCTTCTGTTTGTTTTTTCTATCTTGTTTTTGTTTTCCTGGTATTGCTGCAAGTTCAGTATTTAAGTTATTTAATATTTGTTGTTGAGAGTCTCTTTTAGCAATTAAATCCGCTTGTATATTTTCTTTACCAGGAATATCTAAAGCTGCAATCTCTTTATCTACTTTAGCTATTGCACTATTTTTGTTTTTTAAATTTGCTTTTTGCGTTGAGATTTGTTTAGTTAAACTATCGCGTGTTTTTTTATTTGCTTTAGTATTTGGAGTATTATTTAACTGTTGTTCTAAGCTATTTATAGCTCCTTCTATTAAACTTTTATCATAAACTAAATTATTTTTTTCAATGATTTTGTCAGTATATTTATTATTAGTTACTTGCTCTAGATCATCTAATTTATTAAGTTTATTAGTTAATTCATTTATGGTTTTTTGTGCTTTTTTGTATTTTTCATCTAATCCATCAGCTCTTAATTTTGAAAATGATTCAGTAATAGTTATTAATGATCCAATATTTTGTTTTGCATCTGTAAATGGTATTGGTCCCTTTGGTTTTTTATTTATAGCGGCAAAGAGCGCTGCAAATTGAGCTTGGATAATTTCATTTTGAGTCATGTATGGTTTTGAAGCCTCAAGATTTTGAATTGGACCGAACCATAAACGAGCTGCATTTGCTGGCTGGACACTTGATGCATAAATTGGATTATTTAAATCATTGGAGAAATTTACCAATGGTTTTAACATAAGTGAATTACTGTCTACATCTGAAAACGGATTATTTGCTGAAGTTGATGACCCCCTATTATCTACAGAGCTTATAGGGGTATTATCAAGATAAATACCTTGTAATATATTTTCATCTATGAGTTTTGCTCCAGCTTCACTCACTAAACCTTCAATTGGCCCATCACAAATTAAATCAACTATTTCAGCGGAAGAATATGATGGATAACTTTTATATTTACCATATATAGGTGGATCTAATCTTGGTGGATCTGGTGGTGGACCAGAAGAACCTTTAGATTTACCCCCCGCGCCCATTAATGATATTTTTTTAATAAAATGTTTCATTTAATTATTTATTTGAGTAATTCTGCTTTCTATTGCAGACCAGTTCATTGCTTGTTTTTCATTAAACGCCCAGTTTTCTTTTAATTGTTCTACTGTTGAAACACCTTGACTTTGAATATCTGCTCTTGCATAATTTGAAGTCTTAACTGAAGTAAACTTAATATTCATTGGGTAAGACTTAACAGTGCTTTGAATAAGTGAAGAACCTACGCGCAATCTTCCGTAACCAACTGGTACAGCAGTTCCCTGTGTAGCTAAATTTGTTTGAGTATTGAAAGCAAATGATTGATCAATTGAGGAAGCAGTACCTACAGCTGCGTCTGGAGTAGCTACACTAGGACCACCAGCTTTTTTTGCAATCATAGCTTGAACACCAGCACTTATAAGTCCAATTCCAATACCAGTCCATATAGCTGCTGCAGTTGCCCCCAAAGAACCAAACACTCCAACACTTAAAGCAACAGCTCCTACAGCAGCAATAACCGCACCTTTTCCCATAATTGCAGGAACGATATCAACTTGTTTTGGAGGTCTTTCTAATTCTTCTGTAGTTAAATTTTTTATATTCTTATTATTAATAATAATTGCAAAATTTAAACCCTGTTCCGATAATTCACAAAATCTTTTACGAAATCTTGGTTTATTACAGGTGATTGCATCTACAATTTCCTTTGGTTTTCTAATTTTCATTTCAAAACTTTCACCAAATTCAAATTTTAAAATACCATGTAAATTAATTGTTGTCATATTTTTATTTTAAAATCTGTAACTCTTTTTACATTATAATCTTTATTTTGTGGTTCATAAAAATTAAATTTTCTTGTATTTGTTGAGTAAACTAAAAACGGTACACAGCTTAATTCAGACATTTTTATATCAAATTCTGAAAAAGTTTCATCTCCAACTATATGACTATGAAAAACAGCTATTATATCATAATCATTTTTAAATTTTAAATAATTATTTGGATCTATTAAGAAATATTCGCTAATGTTTTTTGCAAGATTTTTTTCGACATGTGCTACGTAAGCTTTGTCAAAAATATCATATCCTAAAAACCCACATATTTCAGCATTTAAATTAAAGTCTGCGTGTTTAATTATAAATTCTTTAATTTTATTTAATGATTTATTTTTAATTTCAGTTTCCATATCCATATCCGTAAGTTCCAGGGAAGCCACCAAATGGCAAATAATAATTTGGTGCTTTTACATATTGATAATTTCTATTAATAGATGTAGTAGAAGTTTTAATTAAATTATTTACAGTTCCAACACCAGTAATAATAATATCTCTTTCTAAATCTCCATTTGGCCATTGACCTACTTCACTTATCCATTTATAAGAACCACCATTTTGACTTAAAAGTCCAGAATTTCTATCTTGCCACCATGCTACAAGATTACCAGTAATATTTAGTCCAGCCATTGGTGTTAATGGTACTTCAATTAATTTTCTTGGTAATTTTCCACCAGGACTTGAAAAAATATCATTAGTTAAACTTCTTTCTAACCATTGTTTTTCTGTATCACTTAATGTTTTATTCCAAATTGCTAATCCATGATAGTTAATTGGTGAAGTATAACTATTGCCCATAGTATCTGTTGATGTTTGATTTCTATAAACTTTTATAGTTACTGGTCTTTCGAGGATGTAAGATTTTATATGTGTTACATTATTTTGAAGATCGTCCCAAGTTGGTTCTCTATTTGGCCCAATAACACTTGATGTTCTTGGAAGTGTGACACCATAATGTTGCCCACCTACATTAATAGCATTATTAGGTTCATTTACACTCCAATTTTTATATAAACCACTAACCGCACCACCTAATGTAGCAGTTCCTGTATAAAATATTGTTCCATCGACCCATTTCCACGTTCCTTCTTTTTCTTGATCTGTTGCTCCAATCCAACATTGATTATTTTCTAGTGTTTGAGTATTATTTGTTTCCGATGTCACATATACCCAATCACTTGAATTTTTTGCACAAAATAATCTACCGCCTCTTGATTCTGCATCAGCCTTAGCTTGCAGCCATGTGAAATTTGTTGCTGAAGTAACTATTTCTGATGTCGGAGTTATATTAACAACATTGGTGCTTCTATAAACTATTTTTACTGTAAAATTAAAATCAGTTGCTGTATTTGCAAAAATACTTGTAATTAATCCACCTACTGTTATATTATCATATGGATAATTATATTCAATATAATCTCCAACTTTCCATAGACTGAAATTTATATTTTGATGTTCTGCTTTTTTAAAGATACTTAAACCTTCTACAAGAGTTTCTTCATTTATATTATAACTATTAAATGCAACATAAGGCGCAAACTTTTGAAACTGACTAATTACTACCTGTCCTTTAGGAGCGTTAAAACCGTTTTTATTAACAGTTGCAGGGTTTGTAGTATTATCGGCATAATACCAATCAGTTAAACCTAATCTAAAACGAGTTGAAAAATCAGGATCTCCTAGAAATTTATCATGATTTTTTTGATGTAAAAAGTTTGAGAATGTAAATTTTTCATTTGCTGGTAAGACATATTCAGTAGATTGTTTTCCATCAGTATTGATTAATGAAATTTTAATTTTACCTCCAACACTTTGGGTATTAATACCCTCCATTAAGAGCAAATTATAATTATTTTCTCCCTTTTTTATATTATTAGAAGTAGAAATCCATTTTAAATCACTTAATTGATTACTATTTTGATTTTCAAATGTCCAAGGATATTCAATAATATAACCATTGACATTATTACCTGGTGCGTCTTGTGCATCATCCCATTTTTTATAACTATGATTCGGTGGCACACTAAATACATCATTACCATATATTTTCATGTAGTCTTGACCAGGTTCTGGGATGAATCTTACTCCAGCAGTATTAACGCCGTCATTTGGTTCTTGATGCGTTGGAGGCACTGATTCCCAGTTTTGATAACCCTGTTTAACATATTCACCATTTATCCATCTAAATGTACCTTCTTTAGCCGCATCACTACCACCGATCCATTTATGACCATTAAAAATGGGAATAGCATCATTTTTTTCTTTAGTATTTAAAACCGCTAATCTACCTCCAAGTGATTCTGCTTCTGTCTTAGCAGTAGCCCAAGATATAAGTGCAGGTTTCTCCACTATCCCAAATCTTAATGTTGTATCACTTGATGGACTTGAGTTTGCAGTTACTCTTATTTTTACTTTTATTAATGAGTTATCAACGGTTTCATTGGTTATTAGTATACTTGGTTTATGTCTAGATTCAAGTAATGATGTATCTATCATTTTTTGAATTGAACTTTTATTTACTGCTTGATCGCGGGGTATAAATCGTTGAGAATATAATGGGTTAGTTATAGCCGTAACTTCAGTTATAACACCTTCTAAACTATGACTTCTATAATATCCTTTTATAAAATCTCCAACTTTCCACGCATTAACTTCTTGATTAAAAAATAATAATTCTTTTTCATCATTAATTTTTATTTTAGATAAATCAATTGAATTTTTACTTCCTTCATAAACACTATAAGCATTATTATAGAGATTATTTGTATATGCGGTTGAATTTAATGATCCAATTTCCTCAAATCTTGAAGATGATATGTTAGATTGTATTATGGTACTAAATGCTTGTACAAATTTATCATTATGTATATAATATAATAATCCACCACCCCAGTAAGCTCCTGTTTTTAGAGTTGTTAAAACTGTATGTGGTGATGTATTTAAATTATCTGGCACAGTAATCCAAGCAGCTATTGTAAAATCTTTATCTACATATGTAGTTAATGGATCATCTTGTTGTAAAAATTTAAGACCATTAGTGGATGGAGATGTACTTGTTGATGCTAAACCCGAAGTATTTATATATGTTTCTGTTATAGCGTAAACATCAGAAACAGATTTTGTGAATGTTTCTTTATTAAATCTTTTTTTACATGCAGTTATGTTTTTAGCACATTCATCTTTTTTCCAATATACTGAAGAGTTACTTGACCACGGAGATACGCTCGCACTTGCAGTATGAGCTTTTATACATGCAAAATAAGTTTCTTGATATTTAGCTGTCTTTTTTAAATAATTTTCAGTTAAATTAACTCTTTTATTAACAGTCCATACTAAATCACCAACTTCATAATATGATCCATCAGTCCATTCTAAAAGATTATATTGATCTTGTATAAGATAATTGATTAAACTTTTATTATTTACAGTTAACTTATTATTATCTTTATCAAATAATTCAGCACCTTCATATCTACAACCAAAACCTCTATAATTAAAACTGCAGTAATTTGATAAAATAGTTCTATTATTTACAGTTGCACCATCTACATCTAAGGGTGTAGTTAGTTCAAATTCTACAAATAATCTATTCTCTGCTGTTTTTTGCGCTACAATATAAGTATCATTACTTATTTCTGCTGAAGAATCAGCTTCACCCCAAGGATTGCCTCCATCAAAATTAGCATCATCTAAAAATTTTGCAAAAGTTCTTTTTCTAACTATTCTTGCATATTGTAAATCTTTGTTATTAGCTAAAACATCAGTAATAATAAAATCTTTATTTGATATTCTAATTTTTGGTCTTACTAATCTATTAGATGTAGATAGCTCAAACCCCTCTGCTTCAACTGGCATTGGTAAATATTCAGTTCCTTGCCATATTATGGGCTGTTGAAAATTAGAACCAGGATGAAAAGCTAAAAATAAACCTTCCTTATCAACTATATTGAAATATAGCAAGTAAAAATCTAATATAGCAGAAGGTTGGAATTCCACCAAACTTCTTGCGACCTTATCTTGACCTTTCCCCATATGTTATGTTACACCTTTTTATAATAAAAACCAGAAATGAAATTTAAATTAATAAAACAACCAACTGAAGAATTATTTGATATTTTTAAATCTTACTGCCTAAAGTCAAAACCTTTTGATTTTTGTGAGCTACCCTCAATGCAAGCAAGATTGATTAAAATTAAAAAATATTTTAATGAAATGTTTTTATACGATGATTGCTATATTGCTTTAAAAAACGATGAAATTGTTTCTTTTTATTGCATTGAAAAAAGGGATGACATTGCTGAAATAATTATTGCAGTTGGGTTGTATCCAAAAATAACATTTTTAGAAATATCAAAAATATTTGCCGAATTTAGAGTATTTTATAAAAAACAAAATCCGCAGATTAAAACTTTTAAAGGTGAAATTTACCGCAGTTACAAGGCGGACTCCTATTTAAAATTCATTAAAAAATACATGGGAATTTCAAGAATAGATCTTGACAA